GTCCTTGAACGGGTCGAACAGAAAATCGGCAAACGCTGACTGGATGTTCGTGGCGGCAGANCNGGCGAACTCGTCCATCACGTCGCNGGTCTCCTTCGCCTTCTCGCCCATCCGGATGAAGCCTTCGCCTGCCTGCGANGCNGCNCGGCCGAAGGTGTCCATGCTGATCGCNCCNGCNTCGAGCAACTCGACCAGGTGCGTNACTTCGGCGTCGAGCGCTTCGACCGGCGTGCGCACCGACTCGAAGACGCGCTGCCCTTCGGCGAAGACCGCCAGACGCTGGCGCTGCACGTCCGCCTCTTCCTCGGCCGCAGTCCTGGCGGCCTTGATCGCGTCCAGTGTTTCGGCATAGCCGCGGGCAATCTCCAGGTTCGCCGCGGAGGCCGTCCTGTATTTCCCGTCGGCAATCGCCGCCTCGAGCTTCTCGACCTCGGAGAGGTTCTGTGTCGCGCGAATCTGGTCGCGCAACTGATCGACCAGGCGCTGACCGTCATCGATCGCCTTGGCCGCGCGGCCACCACCACCGCTCTTGACCTTGGGGACGTTGAAGTTGGGAGCGGCACTCTTGGCCGGCTCTGCCAACTCGCGCCCTCGGCCCTCATTGCTGTAGTCGCTGAATGCCTGTCCTGCAGACTTGCCCGCCGACATGACACGTGCCGACCACGCGTCGATCGCTTTACGGCTCTTCTCGGCGTCCTCGCGCATCGCTTCGCCGATGTTCGCAAAACCCTTGAAGTCGAGTTTGGCCAGGGCGGCGAGTTGCGCCGCCATGCCGCCGATCTCGGTGCCGATCGACTTGAATACGTAGGCCACATTTCCGCCCACGACGATGATCGCCCGGAAGGCGTCCGAGAGCGGACTGAACGAACGGCTGGCGCCGACGCCTTCTTTGGCGATGTCGACCAGCGAATCGGCCAGTTCGTTGAGCACCGGCAGCAGCTCGGCTGCGGTCTGCTTGGCGATCGATCCGAGCGCGGCATTGACCCGCGTCATCTGGTCGTTGAAGCGCTCCGCGGCCTGCGCGGTTTCCGTCGAGATGACGACGCCCAGCCGCGAGGCCTCGTCGCCCATCTCTTTCAAGCCTTGCGATCCGGCGTTGAGCAGCGGAATCAGATCGGCGCCGCTGCGCCCAAAGATCGCCTGCGCTAAAGCGGCCTTGGCGGCCGAGTCCTCGTAGCCGGCGAAGCGGTCGGCAACATCGTTGAGCACGTCGCCCGAGCTGCGCAACTGGCCGGAAGCGTCTATCACCGAAACCCCGATGGCCTTGAACGCATCGGCCACTTCACCGCTGCCGCCAGCGGCTTCGGCCATGTTCTTCGAGAGCTTCTTGAGACTGGTAGCAAGCGCGTCATTGCTGACATCCGCCAGGCTGCCGGCGTATTGCAGGCGCGCAAGATTCTCGACCGTTTCGCCCGTACGCTGAGAGAGTTTCGACAGGCCGTCGGCGGCGTCGATCGACGACGTGACCATCGCCGCCATGGCGCCAACGGAGAACGCGCCGGCAAGACCGGCGAAGGCGTTGGCGATGACCGACGAGGCCCCGGCAAACGCGCTCTCCATGCGCTTCGCGCTCCGCTCGGCCAGACCGGAAACCCTACCGAGGTCGCGCTCGATGTTCGCCAGCTTGGCGATGATGTCGATGGTCAGCGTGGCGAGGGCCATGGTTCAGTCGTTCCCTTGGGCGTATTGGTAATCGCGGATGGCGACGAGTTGGGCAATGAGTGCTTCGGGGTCGGAAACACCGAGGAGATCAATCACGATCGGTAGCGCCGACCAGTCGATGCCGCCCATCAGGTTCCAGGCCTGGACCGCGGTGGCGATGGGCAGCGGGGTGGTCTGATTGCCTGGCTGAAGTTGCGCCGGAAGATCGCGCGCCGCCAGCCAGGCGCTCAGTTTTTTAGCGCGTCCTCGACCTTCAGCACGTGCGCCTCAAAACCCTTGACGACCGCGTCGGCGATGCCGGCGAAGAGGTCGGGGCGGTCCGACAGCCACTCGGCACAGGCCTCCGCGTCGAAGGGCAGCGGATGCGGGTCGCCTCCGGGGATCAGGTCGCCCTCGGTGACGTTCTCCCAGCCGATCACCAGCGAGAGGATGCCGCGCGCGGCGGACTCGCCGCGGATCTTCTCCTCGCGTTCGAGCGGGGTCGGGCGCAGGACCGTGAACACGAAGCCACCGGTCTCGACACGCAGCTCGCGCGCCTTGCGGATCTTTGCGGAGAGGGCGCTCATGACGCGTAGTAGCTTGGGGTGCCGGACAGGGTGATGACCGTCGGCGTAGTGACCAGCGCCTGCGCCTGGCCCCCCGGCAATAGCTGGCCGGCGGGGTAGCCGTTAAAACACATGATCGGACCGCCGGCGCCGAAGGTGAATTTGACGGCGCGCTTGGTCTGTGTGTCCGAGGCCGCCTTGATCGCCAGCAGACCGGCGTCGCTGATGTCCCAGACGTTGGTGAAGGTGTAGACGCCGGCCGTCGGCGTGCCCGGGATCTGCGTTTGTTGCGCGGCGTGAATGGTCGTCGTCGGGATGAAATCGAACTCTCCGCCGGACGGACTGACTTCGGTCGCCGTGGTGACGCTGACCCCGAAGGTGATCTTCTGCGCGCTGCCGCTGGTGAAGGTATCGAAGAGCGTGGTATCGATGCCTTCGAGGGTGAAACCGGCCCCGGAGACCGCCTTGACCCGGGCCACTCGGTCGTTCAGTTGCCACATGCCGTCGACGGCGAGCAGCACGAATTCGCCATTGGCGAGGGTGTTGGTCGCGGAGACGACACCTTCCGCGGCCTTGGTGACGGCGGTAATCGTGATCGCGGCGCCCAGCGCCGACTGCAGGGCGACGGCGACGTTCGACCACTTGCGGGGATTGGACATGATATTCAGCTCCGAGAAAAAAAACCCGCCAATCGGCGGGCGGGTGACCAAGAGGGGAAGGCTCAGAACACGTGCCACCAGTCGACCTCGACCGTGGCGGACTTGAGATCACTCTCCGGGTCGATGCCGCTCGACCGATCGGCGACACTGACACCGGTGGCGGCCAGGGCGTTGGCGACTTCGTCCGCCACGGCATCAGCCGCAGTGCGTGTGGGCGCCCAGGCGCTGACCTGAAAACGGACTTCCTCTGCGATCGGCTGGCCGTCATGGATGGTGCTGACTGCGGTAGTGCCAGCCCGCTGGTACACGACCGCCGGCAGGGGATTGCCCTCGGGAATGGCGTCCGGAGTGATCCGGGTATCAATCAGGGCAGCCAGCGCGGCGCTGGCCGACAGGGCGGCATGCAGTTCGGTTTCGGCGGACATCAGTCACTCCCCGTGTTGAGCCGGTGGATCTCGGCGGTGGCCGAGACGATGAACGCTTCGGCGACCTGCGGCAGCTTGCGGCTGGCGGGGCGCAGAAACGGGCGCGCGGTCAGCTTGCGCGTGCCGAATTCCAGAAACCGCCAGTAATACGGATCGTTCGGGTTGTTGGCGCCGGCTGCGCCAAGGCGCTTCTGTCGGGCGCCGCGCAGGGGCCGGACACTGACGAAGACGCCGACGTCGCCGGCTCGTCGCGCGAACTTCGAGGTGCGGATGCTGATCGCGCGCTTGACGGTACCCGGTCGGTGGTTGATCTTCCGCGTCTGCCGTACCGGCGCTGCCAGACGGGCATCGTCGCGTACCAGACGCGCCGACACGCGCAGGGCTTTCAGCAGTCCCTTGCGCCTGAGCTTGTCGGGCACGCGCGCAAGGACGCGTTTCAGTTCCTCGACGCCCTGCAGTTGGACGGTGATGTCACTGCTCATGGTCAGAGTCCGTTTCTCACGCCGTTGATGGCGAGAATTTCCAGCGTGTGACGACCGGCGCCGACGTCAGTCAGCATCACGATGTCGTAGGGCTCGTCGTGCCACAGGACTCGCTGCTCGCGCACCACATCTGCCCGCCACCTGATCCGAAACCGCACGTCGGCGGCGTACCGGGTTTGCTGGGCAGCGAAGAACTCGCGGCCCTTGAGCGGCCAGGCCTCGGCCCAGAGCGCATGATCGGTGGTGTCGGTGACGACGTCGGTCCAGCTGACGACCTCTTCACCGATGGCGTTGCGGGTAACGCTCTTGGCCTGCAGCCGGATGCGCTGCCTGGCCTGGCCGGGATTGAAGGTCGCGGTCATACCAGCACCACCCGGTACGGGTCGAGCAGGCCGTCGATGAACGACAAGGGTTCGATCTTGCCGCTCGCCAGCAGGGCGACTTCTTCGCGGTGCGCATAGAGACTGCCCACGCGCAGCTTGATCCAGCTCTTGATCCCCGCGGGGACGCTGGCGGCATCGCCGTAGCCCGCAGCGAAGACAAGCTGTACAGCACCGATCTGCGGCAAGGAAACGGGCCAGGCACTGCCGAACACCGGCGTCACGCGCGCCGGCTCGCAAGCCGTATCGGCGGTGTAGTCCGCTCGCGGCATGGTTTGTGTGGTGCCGGCCATGTCCAGGTATCGGATGGCGAACACCGACTGGACCGGGCATTTCGGCAGCAGGATCGCGTGCGCCGGCAGCGAGAACGGCAGTCCCGCGGGAACGCCCATCAGGCTTGGACCGGGAAAGCCGTCGAGCACCAGTTTCCAGCGTGCGGTGACGAACTGACGGCCGGTGAGCGTCTCCGCGGCTTGCCGTGCCGCCGAGATCAGCGAACCAATCAGCGCATCGTCCTCGGCAGACTCCACCCGCAGGTGGTGCTTGGCTTCGGCGAGCGACACCGGTTCCTCTGCGGCCGGGGTGATGAGTTGCAGCGGCATGGGATCAGATCGCCTGGACCACCGCGGCCTGGTTGAAGACCTCCGCCGTGGCGTAGCGCGGATGCACCCCGATGAGCTTGCCGGCGACGATGCTGGCGGCGACGTCGACGGTCAGCGACAGACGCAGGAAGGCGAAGCCGTTGTTGCTGTCGAGGTTCTCGGGCCTCAGGTTGATCAGCGCCTGCTTGTTGTCGCCGCTGGCCTTGACGATCTGGCGGATTGCTTTGCCGCTGACGTCCTTGGCACCGGTACCGGTGGCGTCCCGCGCCTGCTGGATCTTGGCGTCCAGCGTCGCCGCAGCGCCGAGGACGCCGGTTTCGACCAGCGCCAGAAACGCATGGAAATTGGCGACCGACACCCAGGCGGTGGTGACGGTACCGGCGGCCTGGCTGGCCGGGTCGATGGTGGCGAGAAGCGACAGCGTTTCGCTGCCCTTGAGGTTGGGGTACATGGACGTCTCCTGTGGAAAAATGGTTCGTGCCTCGCTCAGCGCGCGGCGAGCTGGATGTAGGGTGAGAGGGCGTGGGCTCCCTTGGCCGGGGCGATCGGGTTCTGGATCTTGGATTGGCCGTCCATGCGGAACGTGGTGCGAAAGGCGGTCAGGTCGGCGTCGAAGTAGAGATGCATCGACGTTGCGGTCTGCATGCCGCCGGCCTTGGTGATGGTCTGGTAGTAGGAGAGATCGACCAGCAGCACGTCGCCCTGCGACGAGAAGGTGTTGGCGTGCTGTGAGACGAACACCGGACGGCCCAGCAGCGTGCCGTAGGGCGAGAGCTGGATGCCGCCGACCGACTGGCCGACCGGCAGGTAGATCGGGTAGTTGCCGAGCGTCAGGGTGAACAGTGCCGGCAGGACGTCGTTATTGACGATCCACACGGCGTTCGTGAAAGAGCCCGGCGGCAGGCGGGCGATCATCTTGGCGAGGTTCTGCGTCAGCAGGGTTTGCGTCGCCTGGCCGGATTCCTTGGCCACCGTGACGATGGC